TCTCGTGAATTTTGTCTGTCTCTTTCTGTGTCAAAACTGCGGTTTCGTGTACTCTTTTAGCTAGTTTAGTAATATCATAGTAATACAGAGGTATATCAATTGCGCCCCCTTGTAACCAGTTTGAAAATCTTTCGTGTAACATTGGGTGCCTTAACTTGTTATTTTTATAGTTAAATTCCTTGTCAAATCTCTCTAACATTGTTATTAGTTTTTCTCTGTTAGTATCGCCAAAACTATCGTCTAGCATTTTAAAGATTTCAACAGCAATATTTTCTCTGTATTTCTTTGTATTTGTGTTTAATAAATTTGTTGTTCTCATTTTGTTTATTTTTTTATGAGGTTTTACGAGCATTATTGCTCTAAATACTTGCCTAATATTCTGCGTTTTTACTCTGTAAAATTTCGAGCTTGTTCGCTTGTTGTCTATTAGTTTTGCATTCATAGTTTAAATATAATCTATTTACACGAGATAAACACTATAAAAACAGCGTTTTTTTTAGTCGTTAACGACCAATTAATTATATTGTGTGTAATTGTTTAGTAATCAATTAGTTAGGTTGTCGCTGTTCTGGTAGTTTTATTAGCGTTTGTTTTAGTGTGTGGAGCTGTTACCTTTTATCTGTCCTTAAGCAGTATAAAAGTTTAATTTTGTCTAGTAATTACAAGAATAAAAGACCTTCCCCCATAACAACAGAGGTAATTCAGGTTAAACGATAAACAAACAGCGTTAAACAGAAGAACATCAACAAAGGTTATCCCCTCGAGTAGTACCCTATTTTAAAAAGCTAAAAAAATCTAAATAAAAACAGAAAAAACAACCCCCCACCCAGAGAAAAAAAAGTCATTTTCTTTTCCCAATCGCAACCGTGTCGGGGGTGGGCACCTACAATCTCAACTTATCTCATAAATTTTTGTATCTTTACAAAAAAATATGTTATGGCAAAGTATAATCAGAAACCGAAACAACCAAGTACAAATAACTACGTAGATGGGTTGATGATACGAGACGGAAGACTTATCAATCTGCGTCCTCCAGGGGTATCAGGAATAGAGCAAGCTTCTATGTATAGAAAAGAAATGAAAAAGCAATATAAGATTGACACGATTGCTGATGGCATTGAAAGAGCGAAGATGAGAATGGATGGAGATAGAAATATATACGAGTGGTAAAGAATTAGTTTGTTTGTTTGTTTGTTGAAAAAAGGGGATAGCATCAGTTATTCCTTTTTTTTATGTCGATTAATTAATAATTATGTTATCTTTATGCCGATATTATGTCGATTTTAAAAACGTAACTATTTGATTTTTAATACTTATGTCGATTATGTCGATTTTTCCTCCAAACTGTAGTGAAAAAAAATTTTATAAAAGACGTATATAATATATATATAATAGAGAAAGTAAAATATGACATACAATAAAATAGAATTTTTAGAAATGTTAGCAGACTTAGGCTTGACCGAACAAGAGCTTGCGGACATATCCGAGAGTGGAGAAGTAGTCAAGTTTAAAACCTTAACGGTAAAGAGAAAGAAATCCAAGATACACGGCTACGGAATGTTTGCTCAAGTTGATTTGGAACAAGGGGACATTATAGGATTAGCCTCCGTCAATGCAATACATAAAACTTATCTAGGTAGGTATACCAATCACTCACATAATCCTAACATTGATTTTTTATATTTACAGAATTATGATTTAATAGGCGTGGCCAAGCAACCTATTAAAAAAGGAGAAGAACTGTTAGTAGATTATAGAAATCATATTTTAACCCCACAGTTTTATAAAATATAATATTGTATATTTGCTTTAAATTAAATTAAATCAAATATGAATCCACCTGTTGGAGGTTACTCCCCTAAAGACCTGAGATTTGGAGAGTCAGGCAGAAACTCATTAATAAACGGAATTACTAAAATTGCCAACGCAGTTAAAAGCACATTAGGGCCACGCGGCCATACCGTGTTAATCGAATCTCCTAATCATACTAAAGGAATTACAATTACTAAAGACGGGGTAACTGTCGCTAAGTCTATTGACTTAATTCATCCTGTAGAAAATTTAGCAGTGCGTATGATGAAAGAAGCAGCTTCTAATACTGCAACTTCCGCAGGAGACGGAACAACTACTGCAATTGTTTTAACTGAAGCTTTAGTAAAAGCTGGTAATGATTTAATAAAGGATACTCATAATAGAACAGAGATATTAAGATGTATCACTAAGTCATTACCCGATATAATTAAAAATCTAAAGACTGCTTCCAAGCCAATAACTAAACGAAGATTAAAAGATGTAGCTATAATATCAGCTAATGGAGATAAAGACATTGGAACTATAATAGCTAAGACATATAATGAGGTAGGTAAAAATGGAATAGTTACAGTAGAGCGTTCAAAAAGTAGTTCTACTTATAATGAGACTACACAGGGAATTAAAATAGAAAGAGGATTTAATTCGGATTTATTTATTAATGACCAAAAGAAAGATGAGTGCATAATGGAAGATGTACATATATTAGTATCGGATGCTCCCGTAGAAAATATATTAAATATTGAGAATATATTAAAACCTATTATTACCGAAAACAAAAGATTGCTTTTAATTTGCCCTACAAGTGATAATGTATTAAATACATTAGCTGCTAACGTAATGAAAAAGAAACTTAATGTATGTAATATTAATCCTCCACAGTTTGGATACAAGCAACACGAGTTAATGCAAGACATAGCTATCTCGGTTAATGCAAAATATTTTTCAGAAAAAACTGGAGATGATTTAAGTTTAATGAACTTTAATGACTTGGGTCACGCTGCCAAGGTGATAGTTGGTAGAGACTCTACAGTCATTATTAAAGACCCTGAGGTTACAGATGCTGATGTAGAGGAAAGAGTTAAACAACTCTGGGATGCTCATAAACTTGCATCCACTAAACAAGATAAAGAGTTTATCCTATCTCGAATCGCATCTTTAACTGGGGGTATAGGCGTAATATATGTAGGAGGTCAGACCGATATAGAACAAAAAGAATTATATGATAGAGTAGATGATGCAGTATGTGCTGTTCGGTCAGCTTTAACCGAAGGGATATTACCTGGAGCTGGTACCGCTTTGTATAATATTGGAAAGCTATTTACCCGAAGAGCAGAACTCACTACCGAAAATTCCGAAAAAATTGCTGACGCAATTTTAGGAACAGCATTACAATCTCCCTTAAAACAAATCCTTGCAAATGCTGGATTAGAAGATAAAGAAGTATATAAAGATATTGACAACCCTAGACACGGCTATGATGTGAAGAACGAAACCTATGGAGACTTATTAGAGCTAGGAGTCATAGACCCTTTGAAAGTTACCAAGCACGCTTTACAAAATGCAGTATCGGTAGCTACAACTATATTAAGTACTAATGCTATTATTACAATGGCCAGAACATACGAAACAGATGAAGCCTCTAAATAAATATATTGCTATTGATATTATAGACGAAGAGATTACTACCGAGTCAGGATTAATATTATCTGATAAAGACGCTGATGCTCTTAGGTATAAAAAAGCTAGAGTAGTTGCTCCTGGAACAGAAGTGAATACTTTAAAAAAAGATGATGTAATTTATTTTGATAGTAGGTCAGGCTATACTTTATTAATAGACAACTCTCCTTTAACTGTAATTAGTGAGAGAGACGTTGTTGTTGTTTTATAGCTTTATTCATTTCTTTAATAAAATTTTTATAAACCTTATCCGTATAAGAAACATTTCTATGAAATATAGGATTATGTTCTGATGAAGGTATCTCATCTCCGTTTAATTTTTTATATATAGAATTTACTACCCTCTTACCTTTATAAGACAATTCATATAAAGCTTTGTTTTTTCCTACGCGTTTTCTAAATACCTCAATCCACCCATCCCGTAACAGCCTGTCAAAGCGAGTTACATTCCAGCTTAAAAGTTTATCAAATTCTTTAAACTTATCTTTACTAAAGTAATCTTCGGAATATAAAAACAGAAGCATATCTAAATCTCCAGTGTTGAGCTTATACTTCATTTTAATGTAGTAGCGTATCACTCGCCAGTATTTTAAATAATTAAATTGCATTTTATTAAATTTGTATCTTTGTAAAAATACAAAAATTATGGCAGATACAGATTATAATTATTTAGAGGAATATAAAAAAAAGGCGGCAAAAAATAAAAAGAAGACAAAAGCTCGGAAACCAAGAAAGATATGGGGATTAAAAGGACTAGCTTCTTTTGCCTCTAAATATAAACCAAAGACAAAATAGACCCTAAAATGAGACAAGGAAAATATTAGTATCTTTGTCAGATAATAAATATATAAATTATGGCAAAAGATAAAAATTTTATTCAAAAAGTATTCTCCAGCGCAAAGCGTAGAGGAACCCTCGGAGATTGCACAGGAAAAAAGTTTGGAAGTAAGTCTTGCCCTAAAGGTTCTAAGAAATATAATTTTGCAAAAACAATGCGAAAAATAAATAAGAAAAAATAAATAATTAATAATTAAAATAAATATTATGGCAAAAAAGCAAGGATATAACGCTAGACTAGATGAGTCATTAGGCGGACGACACAGAGGTCATCACTCTCAATCTTTAAAAGATAGAAGAGATGAATCTAAAGCAATGTCTAAAAAAGACTATGGACACGCTTACGGAGCAGACCACGGAATGGAGTACAGAAAAGATGTACACGAGCATTTAGGAAAAATGATTAGAAAATAAGATGGGAAAACTATTAGTAAAATTAGGCTTAAAATTACAGCAGCTTTGGTGTAAATTTAAGTGCTGTTGGAATTGGGTAGTTTCAAAACTTTTATTTAATGTAACTAACTGTCCTTATAAAATGTGTGAATGTAAAGAAGATAAACCTTTTGATATGGGCGAAAACGCTGCGAATCCACAAAATATGGGCGGTATATAAATAATTAAATGAAATTAGACCGAACGAGAATGCCAAGCAGAGGATTGGGAGACTCAATAGAAAAAATAACAAAAGCTACTGGAATAAAAAAAGCAGTAGAGAAAGTAAGTAAAGCAACAGGAAATGATTGTGGGTGTGGGGAAAGACGCGACACTCTTAACAGGATGTTTCCATATAAAAACAATTAAAATATGTATTCAAAAATTCAAGTAAATACTGCTAGCGCACTTGCTGTTATTCCCAGTGATACAGTTAATATTCCTGAACCTGCATCTCAAGTAGTGACGGGTACAGCTGATTTTTCTGTAGCAGGAACCTTAACAGATGTAGGAACCACTTTTACATCGGATGGAATTAATGTTGGTGCAATAGTATATAATACCACAGCAAATAAAGCATATTATGTAGCTTCAGTAGATAGTGATACAGCAATATCACTAAGCCCTTCATCAGCAGGGGGAGCAGCAGATGTTTATGTAATATATAATGAGTCTACTTTAGGAGCATTATTATGGGTAGGAAGTAATGAAGGCACTATGGATGTAGCAAAATCATTTGTAAATGTAAATGTTAAAACGGTAAATAATAGTGAAGTAGTTTTCACTAATGCTCCAGTAGGAGAGTATTTGCCAGTTCAAGTTACAATGCTAAAAGATACGACCACTTCATCAGCTGCTAAAAATAACTGTTTAGCACTAAGTTAGAAAGATGGCACAGCAAATAGGAGAAGATACAAAAGTCACCCTTGACCTTAAAACTATCGGTATGATAGTTGGCTTTACAATCTCCTTATGTAGTATGTATTTTATATTACAAGCTGATATTGCTAAGGCTATGGAAATGCCCAAACCCGAAGTAACTAAAACAGAATTTACTTATAAAGACCAAATAATTCGTGACGCTATTATGACAACTCAAGAAGATGTTAAAGAAATGAAATCAACTCTTGAAAAATTAGAAGAACGTATATTTGAATTAACCAAAGAAAGATGAAGTTATGGATAGCGATATTACTATTAATACCTACGCTAACATTCTCACAGTCTTATAAAGATGGATTAGTTGTCATTCAATATTCAGCTGATTTCGTTAAGACTCACGAAGTAGATATAGGTGAGCTCAAAGAAGTTGAGTTAATGCGATTATATCTTACTCAACACCCCAAAATTTTTGAAAAAGAAAATATAAAATATTTACCCACTGTGGTACTGTACCATAATGGGAAAACCATTGTACGTATTGAATCGGATATTTCTTTAAAATTACCAGACAATACGTTAACCGAAATACAGTCACATATTAACAAAATAGTAAAACAAAAATTTTAGATGAATAGAAAAGAAAAAACTCAAGAACTGACTAATAAATTTATATTTATTATTGTAGTTGTAATTTTTGCTCTGTTTTGCGTAGCAGCACAAGGGCAAGTAGTACAAGAAAAAAATTTAATAGATGGATTTGAGAAAACCAAAAAGAAAAGTAAATTTTTTAAAAATATATATGAAGATATTTTAAAATATGGAACCATCTACATTGCAGGAAATGTAAATAATCCTTATCAAAAACAATCCATTGATTATGTAGTTAGAACTAATCCTAGTGGAAGTTTATATGATGTGCCTGTTGTAGAAGATGCAACTGAATATCACGAGTTTGATTATAGATATGGATTAGGAATAAGACGTATTGCTAGATTTGATTATGAAAATAAAGAAAAAGCTTATTATGATGGAACAGAAAATAATGTAGCACTATCTTCTCCTACAGCAGCTTTTGATGGATGGGAATATTTATTCCATTGGGAGAAAGAAAGAGAAAGAGGCGAGGTATTTACCAACCATAGATATTTTCTTAGGCATACGGGTAAGTATCACATTGCTAAAATAGAATCACGCGCAGAAGGTAATGTAGGTTTTGAGTATAATTCAGCCGAAGTTAGAGCTAGGCTTCCGATAGGGAAAAAGTTTTCAATATCTGCTGGAGCCATCCTAAGAACACATCAGCAAGCTTTTGGATATAATCCAGTTGAAATATGGCTAAATGAAACTAATGAAAACGGACAAGCTTTAAATCCTTGGTACACTTTAGGATTTGAATATGGTTATGACGATATATATTATACACAACAAGATGCATTAGGAAATAATATATCTGATTGGTATTGGGTAGACCCTGAAGGGAATATAGTAGCCAATACAGATTTAGAGTTTAGAGAAACAGTCTTTGCTGATTTAATGAATCAGTATAATAGAGAACAATGGGCGTTATTAGATGCATTTGCTGAAGTGGCACCTATTGTGGGGGCTGATTATTATGTTTACCGTGACAAATTTTGGCTACACAGTTATGTTAATTACATCTTACCCTATCATAAGTATATTAAAGGAGATGAAGCTTTTAGTTATTTAAACAGAAATAATTGGGGGTTAGGAGGTTTAGCTCAAGATTCTTCACTAGAACAATGGGACGACTATCAAGCAGGAATTGTTATGGGATGGAACATTAGTTCAAAACTTGGTATATTTGTAGAAGGAGAATACACGAAGTTTTGGGATACCGAAATTTTTAAATCAACAATAGGATTAAATATTGAATTATGAGCATATTAGGAAAAGGTAAAAAAGGGCGTAAACAAAGAAAGTTAGACGCTATAGAAAGAAAGGAAGAAAAGATTGCAGCTTTAGAGGAAACTTTAGAAACCCCTAGCAAGACTACAGGACAGGGATGGAATCCTGTTAAAGACTATAGCCCTAGTGTTATAAAGGCATCTATAAAGAGAAAACAGACAGCTATTAATAGAAAGAAAAAAAAATTAGGTATTAAAGTATGAGGATAAGTAATCACATTACGTACGCAGAAGCTATTCATTCAAATACAGCTAAAAGAAAAGGGATTGACAACACGCCAAATCCTACACAAGTAGAGGCAATGAAATTGCTAGCCGAAGAAATATTTGAACCTTTAAGAGAATGGGTAGGAGGGCCAATTAAAGTAAATTCGTTTTTTAGGTCTGTTGCTCTTAATGAGGCAATTAGAGGCGTAGCCTCCTCCCAGCATTGTAAAGGTCAAGCAATTGACCTCGATGATGTTTATGGTAGAAAATCCAATGCCGAAATGTTTCATTGGATTAAAGAAAATCTTTGTTTCGACCAGCTTATATGGGAGTTCGGAACGGATATGAACCCTAATTGGATTCACGTTTCTTTCGTCTCAAAAGAAGAGAATAGAAATAGATGTTTAAAGGCTTATAAAGAGCACGGAAAAACAAAATATAAAGTAATATAATGACAGAGAACCAAAACAATAAAGGTAGGGGAGTATCAGGTTTAATATTAACATTAATAGTATTACTAGGTTTTTTATCTAGTTGTACATCTTTAAGACCAGCACCATCGAATACTATAAAAGTCTTAGCTGTAACAGCTGAAGGCGATACTATACAACTTGATGTTAATTCATTAAGACCGAGAGTGTATCAAAATATATACCACACCTATCCTTATTATCATAATTACTGGAGGCCATCTCCTTATTATGATTGGGGTTGGAATAATTATTATTATACTAGACCTAGTGGAACTAGACCTACTAATGTAACTATTCCTAATGTAACTATACCAACTAAACCCTCAGGAACATATAATAAACCTGCTAATACTGGAACAGGCCCATCGTTATCACCAAGTTTAAGTACACCAACAACTTCAGGGGTAACTAATCCTAAAAAAAATAATTAAAAAAACAAAATATAAAGTAATATGAGCAAAAAAAAATTCAAAGACACCACCGTGGGACAGCTCTTATTAGGGGTGGCATCTACGGTTAATCCAGTATTAGGAAAAGTATTAGAAGGAGTAACATCTCCTAAAGATGCTTTAACTGCAATAACTAAAGCAGATATTCCTGCAGATGATAAAATTAAACTTCAAGAACTCTTGTATAAAGCTCAAGAAGTAGAGATGCAAGAAGTATCTAAAAGATGGACTGCAGATATGACCAGCGATAATAAACTATCGAAATCAGTACGCCCATTAACTCTTATATTTCTTTTTGTGTCGACTGTAGTGCTTATCTTTATTGACTCAGGATTTATTAACTTTGCAGTTGATGATGAGTGGAAGGAACTTTTAAAAATGCTTTTAATTACAATTACCGCAGCATATTTTGGTGGGCGTAGTTATGAAAAAGGTAAATCAATAATAAAATAAAATGGCAATTATACCCATAGGACAACAATTTCACACGCTAAGTTCAACAGTTAATACGGTTGAGCGCGGCTCTGCTCAACTCAACTCTCAGCGACAGACATTTACAATGCAAGACATTGCTAATACAGTTCTTCCGTGGCCTTATCAATATGATGCAGATTTAAATACCTTACTTCTAGGAGTAAATCCAGGAACAACTGGCGCGGATAACACAGCTTTAGGTGTTGGAGCGGGCGATGCCTTAACAGACGGTAATAGAAATACATTATTAGGATATCAAGCTGGATATAACTTAAAAGGTGGTGATAATAATATAGCTATTGGATATAGAGCTTTATATACAGAAGACTATCACGGTGGCAATATTGCTATTGGAGCTTATGCTTTAGAGATGCAAAATCAAAGCAGTGTTAACGCGTACAATATAGCAATAGGTCACCAAGCTGGTGAAACTCTAACCCAGGGTATTAGCAATATATTAATAGGGTTTCAAGCTGGAGAGGATATGACTACAGAAAGTGGTAATATAGCCATAGGTTGGAGTGCATTAGCTTTTTCAGCTGGCTCCAACACTGGACATAATACAGCGGTTGGATATTCAGCTCTACACGCTTTTGTTGGGTCAAATGGCGCACAGGGATTAAACGTGGCTGTTGGTAATCAAGCTGGATTAAAAGTGACAACAGGTGAGAAAAATACAATCCTAGGTTCGTTTATATATGGGACACCTGGGTCGTATGATGATTTTACTGCAGATAAAAATGTACTTATAGGATATAATGCAGGTGAACATATTACAGATGGTGGTAATAATGTTATAATAGGTGCTGAAGCAGGTGATAGCTTAACATCAGGCCAAGACAGTACAATAATAGGTCAAGCAGCAGGAGATGCACTTACTACACAAGACAACAATACATTAGTAGGAATGGGGGCAGGTTTTGTATTAACTGGAGAATCTAATACTTTTATAGGAAGAAGAGCAGGATATAACGCTACTACTGGAGATTCTAATATATGTATTGGGACTGTTGACCTTTCTACTGCTACTGTAAGTGATGAAGTTAATTTAGGGACATCTGCTGTAGTAGCAAGATTCCAAGGGGCAGCTACTGGATGGTCATTTGTATCGGACGCTAGGGATAAAAAAGAAATTAAAGATTTAGAATTAGGGGTTGATTTTGTAAATAAATTAAAACCAAGAAATTTTAAATGGGACTTAAGAAATAGTGATGTAGATAAAGGGAAAGAAGCATCAGGATTTGTAGCCCAAGAAATACAAGAAGTATTAGATGAAACAAATACCAATTATACTGGAATTGTAGATACTAATGACTCAAATCAATATACAGTAGCACAAACGAATATAATACCTATACTAGTAAAAGCAGTTCAAGAACTTTCTGCTAAAGTAGAAGTATTAGAAAATAAAACTTGTGAATGTTGCAATAAATCAATAATAAAATAAATGGCAAAAATAAGTACATATCCTATAGCCACCCCAGTGGTAGATGCAGATAAATGGATTGGAACTGATGCGTCTAATTACGACCAGACCAAAAACTTTACAGCTAAAGATGTAGCTATTTATTTAAATGATTATAATAAGATACAAGCTGATTCATTAAGATATGTATATCAAAACTGGACTACTGGAGATGCAAGAAAAAGTGGAAGCATTTCTTTTGCTACTTCAGGCGTTGGAGATAATGTAGCTTTTAGTTCTGTTACAGGGTTTATGCTTAGTAAGTATACTAAAGCAGTGGTAGATGTAAGTACTTTTTATTCTGTTCCCCTTGTAGGCTCGCAAGTCATCATTACTCAATGTGATAATGTTTCACAATTTGGGATTTATGGATGGGATTCAGCTGTACAAGATGGAGTAGAAACTAATTTTTGGGACATAGGATTAACTTATGTAACAGGAAATGGTACCTTAGACAATACTGTAGATTATTTTATATCTTTGCTAACATATAATACAGGGGCTACTACCGACAAAAATTACACAGAAACTTTTGGAGCACCCTTGTTAGTCTGGACTGTAAATCACAATCTAAACAAGAAACCTGCAGTTAGTTGTTTAGATACATCAGGGACAGAAATATTTGGAGAGGTGGATTATGTAACAAACAACCAAGTAACAATAACATATTTAACAGCAACTGGTGGAACAGTGACCTGTAATTAATAAAAAAAAGAAGAAGATATGGCAATACAATTTTTAAATGCATTAAATGTACAGGGAAATGTTGATTTAAATGCAAATCAATTAGTTCAAGTAAGAATAGAGAATTTAGGCACAAATCCTGCTGCTACAGCAGGAAGAATGTACTATAATTCTGGTGATGGTTCAATGAGGTATTATGATGGAGTTAATACTAGTTGGATTAGTTTAGATGGAACAGGAGATGTAGATTCTATTGCAGTAGCCAATGGTGGAAGTTCTTCAGGAACTGCCTTGAGCGTAAATTCATCTACAGGAGCAGTAACTATTAGCTCTCTAGCGTATGCAGGTACTACCAATGTAGGTCACGTGCCTACAGGAGGTACAGCTACAACATTCTTACGTGGAGATGGAACTTGGGTTACTCCAACTGATTCAACACCAGTAGATTCAGTAGACGAAACAACACCAGGTACTTCTTCAGGAACACCTATAGTTGTAAATCCAACTACAGGTACTGTTTTAGTACAATCAATGGCTTATGCAGGAACGACTAATATTGGTCACGTACCTACTGGAGGTTCCGCATCTACTTTTTTAAGAGGAGATGGAACCTGGCAAACACCTTCTGGCTCGTATACAGACTGGAATCTAGCTGGAGATAGTGGGACGCCTCAGGATATTACCGATGGAAATACAGCTACATTTACTGGAGGTACGGGAATTTCTACTGAAGCAGGAACCTCAACAGATGAATTAACAATAACAAATACAGGTGTAACATCTAATGTAGCGGGAACAGGAATAAGTGTGAGTGGAGCTACAGGCGCGGTTACTATTACCAATTCAGGTGTAACATCTATAGTAGCAGGAACAGGAATAAGTATTAGTGGTTCGACAGGAGCTGTTACTATAACAAATTCTCAAACTGAAACTGATACAACTTATACATTACCAGTTGCCGCAGGAGCAGCAAATACTGCAATTATAAACTTAACAGCGGGTGGTTCTGGTTCAGGAGTAGCTGATTCAGTTACTTTTTCTGGAACAAGCAGTGAGATAGCTATAACAGAGTCGACAGGAAATAATGGAACAATAACAATAGGTTTACCTGATGATGTTACAATAGCAGGTGAGTTAACAGTTTCTGGAACTGGTCAATCAAGTTTTGGCGGTCAAGTAACAGTACCTACAACACCAAGTGCTTCTACCGATGCAGCTTCAAAGGCCTATGTAGATAGTTCTACAACAGGAGCTTTAATATTCCAAGGAGGTTACGATGCTTCTGGTGACCCTAACAGCTCGGCTGAAAAAGGATGGACTTATGTGGTAACTGTAGCTGGAAGTGGTTCAGGTGGAACCTTCTGGTCAGTACCATTAGAAATTGGAGATTTAATTATTTCTAATCAAGACAATCCAGTAGATGAAGATGATTGGACAGAAGTAAACAAAAATGTTACTTTAGCCACAACTACCACAGTCGGTGTAGCATCTTTTAGTTCTGATAACTTTGCAGTAAGTGGAGCAGGTGCAGTAACTGTAACTAATGTAGATTTAGGAAGCGAAACAACTGGTAATTATACAGCTACGGTAGCTGAATCTTCTTCGGGTGCAGAATTAGGAATTAATGTTTCTGGAGCTACGGGAGAAGGACAAGCAGCAGTAGTAGGATTAGATATTGTGGGACGAACGTCATTAGGTGCAGCACCGCAAGGAGCAGACACATTACTGATTTATGATTCTAGTGCATTAACTAATAAAAAAGTTTCAGTTACTAATTTAACAGCAGCAACTGCAGCTGTTACATCTTTTACAGATTTATATCCTCAAGGAGGAGCCGCATCAAGTTGGACTGTAACCCATAGTTTGGGAACGAAAAATGTTGTTGTTCAGTGTTACCGAACCAGTGATGATGCAACAGTTATAACCGATGTTGTAAGAACATCAACCTCTGTTGTGACAATTACTTGTGGTGCTTCTCAAGCAGAAGATACTATTCAAGTAATGGTTATTAAGGCAGGGTAATAAATTTTAATTAAATGGCTATACAATTCCTCAATTCCCAAAACATTGCTGGAGGTATTACCACGTCAGCTTCTTCAGATATGGCGGGGTTAAATATGACCGCTGATATTGCAATGAGTACTAATAATATTACCTTAGCAGATTCTGCACAAATACAGTTAGGAAATCTTTCTGGGGGTGATATGAAATTGTATTATGTTTCTGGAATTGGAGGTTATGTTCTAAACAAAACCGATGATTTAAGAATAATAAATCAATCTGATAATGGAGATATTATTTTTGAAACAGATAACGGTTCAGGAAGTACTGCTGTATATTTCTTTTTAGACGGAGGTCAATCTGAAACTGATGATTTAATTACAAATTGGCCTGATAATTCAAAAGCAACTTTTGGTACATCAAGAGATTTAAAAATCTTTCACGATGCAGGTAATAGTTATATTAATGAAGAAGGTACTGGTAATCTATATATACAAGCTGATAGTCAAATTAGATTAGGTAGTATAACAGGTACCGAGAAATATGCAAGATTTAATTTAAATGGAAAAGTAGAACTCTTTTACGATAATGTAGCTAAATTCGAGACAACTTCTGGAGGAGTAGAGGTAACAGGAACACAAACTATAAGTACTATTTCTGAAGTTGGGTCTGATACTGATAAATTCTTAATGTCAGATTCTGGTGAGGTTAAATATGTTACGGGAGCTAATCTTGCGTCTTATATAGGAGCCACGACAGGTGGGCCTTACTTACCACTTTCTGGTGGTGAATTAACAGGTAATCTTACAATGCAGAACAATGTCGAACTACGCTGGGATGACTCTTCTGGTACAGCAAGAACTATATTAGAATTAACATCGGCAGATGATTTATATGTGGGCGGTAGTTTTGCTGGCTCAATGATTTTTGTAGGTGGTGGCTCTTACACTGAAAGATTGAGAATTAACGATTCTGGTAATACTGTTGTTACAGGCTCTGTATCAATCTCAGGAGATGGCTCAAATGCTGCAACCTTTACAGAAACAGGTGCAGGTCTTTTAACAATAGCAACGGTTGATGATTTAGTATTAGACTCGGGAAGTGATATAACTCTAGATGCAGGAGGAAATGATATAAGATTGTTTTCAGCGGGTACTGAATATGGTAAATTTAAAAGTGATAGCAGTAATCTTTCATTATACTCATCAATACAAGATAAAGATATATTATTTAAAGGTAATGATGGTGGTTCTACTATAACAGCTTTAACCTTAGATATGTCAAATGGTGGTTCAGCAACCTTTAGAGATGATATAGATTATGGTGGTAAAATTACACAAACAGGAACAGGCACGAACACTTTTGCAGGAGATGTAACAATAGGTTCAACAGGAGCAGGTAGTGATAAAATATTAAACATTCTTACAGGTGGTTCAGAGAGTACCATTAAACTAATGGAAGCAGGAACTGTATATGGTTTTTCACAAGTATATAGTGGTGCTAATAATCAATTTTATATAAAAAGACATAACAATAGTGCTTCTGGTAGTGCAGTTATTACATTAAATAGAGATGATGATGCTGCAACTTTTGCAGGAATTATAAGTGCTCCAAGTTATTTAAGGCTAACTAATGCAATTAATCAATCTACTTTACCAGATGTACCAGATGAACACGTGATAACGCTTAATGTCCCTACAACTACTAATTATTATGGGGGAGGTATAAACTGGAGCGAAGGTTCAAATACAGCCGCAAGTATAGGTGTTTATGATGCAGGTTCTGGAGGTGCTTTAGGAATGTATTTAGCAACTGGTAATAATACAACTTTAACAAAAGCTTTAACAATAGACACTTCACAAAATGCAACTTTTGCAGGGAATGTAGATATTGATTCAATTCCTTCAGTTGGCTCAGATACTGATAAATTCTTAATGTCTAACGGTGGTTTGGTATCATTTGCAACAGGTGCAGAGGTATTATCCTATATAGGGGCAGGTACAGGTAGTGGGAATGTGTCAAACACAGGAACACCTGCTAATAATCAAATAGCTATATGGACTGATGCTACTACAATTGAAGGGGATAGTGATTTAACTTTTGATGGAACTGATTTAACTTTAGGTTCAGGTAAAATAAATATGCCTAACAATAAAGCTGTTAGTTGGGCAAATTCGAGCGTAAGAGGTGAAAGTAATATACTTAAGTTAACTGCTACTACTACAATACAAAATCAACAAAACACTCAAATATATTTTGATGGTGGTGATGCCCCTGTAAGTTTAGACATACATAATGCAGGGAGTGCTACTGGGGATGATGCTAAAATAACATTTGAAACCCAAGGTGCAATGGATTATGCCATTGGTATTGATAAAAGTGATAGTAATAAATTTAAAATCAGTAGAAGCTCATCTTTTGGAACAAATGATGTTTTCTCATTATCATCTGGTTCAGCAGTTATTGCAGATGCCTTAACATTATCTACTATAGACGCCATTGGTAGCGATACAGATAAATTCCTTATGTCTGATTCAGGTATAGTTAAGTATGTTACAGGAGCTAATCTTGCGTCTTATATAGGAGCCACGACAGGTGGGCCTTACTTAGCACTTTCTGGTGGTACTATGACAGGAGATGTTACCTACAATGATGATGTTAAAATTAAGATGGGTACAGGGGGTGGAAATTCTGATATATATCACAATGGAACAGATATGTTGATTAGACAACATACTGCTGCTGGGGATATGAATTTTGCTGCTGATAGCACTGGTTCTGGCGGAAGCTCTACTACATATTTTGCTTTAGATGGTGGTACAGTATTAACAAGATTTTATAAAGGAGTTAATTTCAATGATGATGTAAAACTTACTTTTGGAGATATAACAACTCCTGGAGATTTAGAGATATATCACGATGAAGATAATAGTTATATAAGAGATATTGGCACAGGAAATTTATACATAGATGCTGCTAATAATCTACAACTACGAAGTGAAACTGATGCTGCGTTGATGGCATCTTTTTCTGTTGGAGGTGGTTCTATTCTGTATCACGCAGGTTCAAATAAACTGGAGACAACTGCGGCAGGGATTACAACAACAATTATAACTGCAACAGGTGGAACTTCAACAGAATGGAATACAGCATACACAGATAGATTTAAATGGAATGGGCAGTCCACAGGATTACTTGCAGCTGATGGAAGAACATCTTTGGGTGGAACTACAGTTGGTCAAGCGTTTTTTACGCTTACTAATCCTAGTGCGGTTACTTTTCCACGAATGAATGCTGACAACTCAGTTAGCTCATTAAGTGCTTCAGATTTTAGAACAGCGATTGGTGCAGGTACTTCTTCAACTGCAGGTACTGTAACCTCGGTTGCATTTACTGAAAGCACAGGAAATAAAGCAGGTATTACATTAGGAGGAAGTTCAAGTTGGACTACAAGCGGAACATTAGATATAGGACTTGATATTAGTGGTCAAACCGCATTAGGAGCAACACCTGCGGGTGGAGATTACTTATTACTTTATGACGCAAGTGGGTTATCCAATAAAAAAGTAAGTGTAACTAATTTAGTTGCCGCTGCTCCTCAAGGGGATGTTACAGCTTCTTCAACAACTACTTTTACAAATAAAAGTGGTAATATATCACAATGGACAAATGATTCGGGATATACTACTAATTCAGGAACGGTAACAGGTTCAGCTACGTCAGGTCAACTTGCTTATTGGACAGGCACTTCAGCTATTAGTGGGGAGTCAGGACTAACATACAACACTACAGATAATAAATTAGTTTTTGAGGGTGATTATTCAATGTATGACAACGGTGGTACATTTGAAATAAATGCTGATGGCTCAGATATTATTACTAAAATAAAGTGTTTTGGTGCAGATGGTTCTATGTCATTTGATGAAGGTGTAATATATACAAGTTGTGGATTTTATGTACCTTCAGGTTCAGGACTCTCTGTAGGGACAACATCTACTACAAGTAATACTATTAGATGTACAGGAAATATTATAGCCTATTATTCCGATGAAAGACTAAAAGACTTTGAAGGAACTATTCCTAATGCATTAGACAAGGTATGTCAACTTAATGGATATTATTATAAACAAAACAAAAAAGCTGCCGAGTTAGGATTTGATAATGAAGAAAGACAAGTAGGGGTTAGTGCGCAAGAGGTAGAAAAGATTATGCCTGAGGTGATTGAGATTGCGCCTATTTCTTATGATACTGATGACGAATATTTAACAGTTGATTATGGGAAACTTGTTCCTCTATTAATTGAATCTATTAAAGAATTAAAAAACGAAATAGAAGTTTTAAAAAATAAAAAATAATGGCTATACCAGCTTCAGGAGCGTTAGATTTTTTAAATATGGCACGCGAATGTGCGTATGGGACGTGGGGTTCAGGAAGCATAACTGGAGCTATATCTATTAGAGATTTAGTGGCGGGGGGAAATACCTATGGTTCAGGACAATCTTACCCAGCAATTAACACAGCTAGTTCCTCTTACCCACCCAACACAACTCCTGTAGAAACTAATTCATTTTATAGTTATGACAAAGATGCTGTCTCATTAACTTCTTTTAGTAGTAGTGTGGGGACTACTTCTTCAAAAGCAGTATGTGGTCAATCTATCGGTTCAACTTATTACCACGATGGCAGTGGTACTGCCCCAGTAGCTGGTGATAATGTTTATTCAGATGCAGCGGGAACTACTTCTCTTAGTGATGGATATTATAAAACTACTGCGCTTGGCGGAATTAGAGTTATCTCTGGCGCAGTGAATAACACTTTCCTTTGTTAAAAAACCTTATAAGAACTTAATGAAAAAATACTTATCTTTGTACAATTAATAACAATTAAATATAATTAAAATGGCAGAACAAAAAAATACCCAACAAGTAACAACTGAAGAATTAGGACATTTACAAACTCTTAATCAAAATTTTAATGCAGTTAAAATAGCAATTGCTAACGCAGCTGTAGAACAAAAAAATCAAATAGATAAATTAGCTGATATACAGGCAGAGTTTGCAGAACTAGAAAAAGATTTAACAAAAACCTATGGGGAAAATGCCCGAATAAACTTACAGACAGGAGAGGTTTCTCATCCTGAAGAAGAAAATGTGGTAGAAGCTCTAGAAAAAGTAAAGTAATATGGCAAAAATAAGTAACCTAACATCGTATCCTTTAATCACTAATCTTGATAAAGATGATTATGTGCTTATAACCGACAAAGAAAATGCATTGCAAACTAAAAATGCTTCTATTGAGCAATTGCAAGCTTTCTTCGGTATTAATACGAATACAGCGAAAGTTACAATAGCATCAGCCTCACTTTTAACATTAGCCGACACAGCAGTAGATTTAGTTGCTGCACCTGGGGTTTCCAAAGTAATTGATGTGATAAGTATTATGTTTTATTTAGACGCTGGTACAACTGTGTATGATTTCGGTACAGGAGCATTACCTATAAAAATAGGAAGTGAGCAATTAGGAAGTGTTTCAAATAGCAGTACCACTATAAACTCTGCTACAGATGCGGTTTTTAAACCCGAAACACCTAATAGTGTTACTGAGGTTATAGCTCAAAATAGCGCACTTACCTTAGAGGCTGTTGCAAACCCAACACAAGGAAATGGGGTTTTATATGCAAATGTACTTTATAGAGTTCTCAGTGTAGGTTCATCATTCTAATGAAATGGAAATAAGAAAATTATCAGTAGGGCCTGATTATAAATCAGGTGCTATGCATTATTTAGTAGGGCAAGACGTTTTAAATAATAATTATAAAATTCATTTAATTAAATGGGATGAACGGACGCAATTCTACTTTATTTATATAATTCAAGATAATAAAATAGTTTTATGGAAATCTTTTTCGGCCACTATGCCTGTTTCTATAGAATATAATATTCACTTTTAATGCAAGCCTTATTTGATTTTATTGTTAGACCTAAAGACAATAAAAGGTATAACAATACAAAAAATATTTCGGATGTAGAGATTATTACAAGCACATCTAAAGAAGACCATAAGTTTTCTAATCGTGAAGCTATTGTAATAAATACTCCGCGCGGATATAAAGGTAAAATAAAAAAAGGTGATACCTTATTAGTTCATCATAATGTATTTAAGTTTTATTATGATATGAAAGGACGAGAAAGGAGTGGTAGGAGTTTTTTAAAAGACAATGTGTTTTTTGTAGACCCTGAGCAGTTTTTTTTATATAAACAAAATGGAAAGTGGCACTCACACCATAAGTATTGTTTTGTAAAACCAATTCGCACTGAAGAGTCTATAATATATAAAAACACTCCGTATGAGCCGTTAGTAGGAATAATGAAATATGTTAATGAGGAACTAAAAAATTTTGGCGTAAAGGTGGGAGATAAAGTCAGCTATATGCCAGATACTGAGTATGAGTTTATTGTGGACGGAGAAAAGCTTTATAGAATTATGTCTCAAAGCATTACAGCGTTAGTGTAATGCGAAGAAAAAAACATAAAAAGAGAAAAGAATTTCAAGGCGAAGTAAAGCGTAAAATTAAATATAATCGAAATAAAAATGGATTCCAAAAACATAAAATTGAAGATTATCGCAGCGGGGGAGAAAGCAGTTAAAGAGTTAATTAAAGTAGCTCAAGAAAATATAATTAAACACGACCCTGAAGATGACTTATCAGCAGACAGATTAAAAAACGCAGCAGCAACAAAAAAACTAGCAGTATTTGATGCATTTGAAATTCTGAATAGAATTGAAAGTGAAAAAGAAAACATTGAATTAGCAGAAAAAGGATTTGTAAAAACTGATACTAAACAAGGGTTTGCCGAAAGAAAGTCAAAATAAATTATATACTGTATTAACAAATATAGTACCTAAAAATGTTCTAAGCAAAAAAAATAAAGCTAGGAGCTGGCTTTATGGATATAATGAAAAGTACGACATTATTATTATTTCTAAGACGGGGCAAATTGGAGAAATTATTAGCATAAGTGGTTTAGATATTGCACTTCCTTTGTATTCTTCAAATGGTCGTAAACGACCAAAAAACAAATCAGAGCAATTTTGGGTAAGACAAGATTACCCTAAACCTTTAGCAAAACTTCCTAGTATATTTTTTTGGAACGAGATGCCCACTTCTTTTAAAAATTTATGGATTGATTATATTGAAGAAGAATTTGAACGCAGAGAAAAAGGGCACTGGTTTTGGAATAATGGAGAACCTACCTATATAACAGGGTCTCATTATATGTATTTGCAATGGACTAAAATTGATGTTGGATATCCTGATTTTAGAGAAGCTAATAGATTATTTTATATTTATTGGGAAGCGTGTAAAGCTGATAAACGAAGTTTTGGAATTTGTTATTTAAAAATTAGGCGTTCTGGATTTTCTTTTATGGGGTCAGAAGAGTGTGCAAATATTGCAACTATTTCTAAAGATTCTCGTATAGGTATTTTATCTAAAACAGGAGCTGATGCTAAAAAAATGTTTACCGATAAAGTAGTTCCTATTACTAATAATTACCCTTTCTTTTTTAAACCTATTCAAGATGGGATGGATAAACCTAAAACTGAATTAGCGTTTAGAGTTCCAGCTTCTAAGATTACTAAAAAAAATATGCACCTCCAAGATGAGTTTGAAATGGATGGACTAGACACTACAATTGACTGGAAAAATACTGATGACAATTCTTATGATGGAGAAAAATTATTATTATTAGTACACGATGAAAGTGGAAAATGGATTAAACCTAATGATATTTTAAATAACTGGAGAGTAACCAAAACCTGTTTAAGATTGGGAAGTAAAATAATTGGAAAATGTATGATGGGCTCCACTTCAAATGCTTTAAGTAAAGGAGGAAGTAGTTTTAAAAAATTATATGAAGACTCTGATATTACAAATAGAAATGCAAATGGTCAAACAAAAAGTGGCTTATATAGTTTGTTTATACCAATGGAATGGAATATGGAAGGTTTTATAGATAAATATGGGATGCCAGTTTTAGAAAAAGTTACAGAACCAGTGTTAGGGATTGATAATGAATACATTAAGATAAGTTCGGTTGATTATTGGCAAAACGAAGTCGACTCTATGAAGTTAGACTCCAATGCTTTAAATGAATTTTATAGACAATTTCCCCGTACTGAAGCTCACGCGTTTAGAGATGAAAGCAATCAGTCTTTATTTAATTTAACTAAAATCTATCAACAGATAGATTATAATGACTCATTGATTACCGAGCAGCATATTTCTGTAGGAAATTTTAGATGGAAAGACGGTGTTAAAGATACGGAAGTAATTTTTACTCCTAACCTGAAAGGGAGATTTTATTTAACGTGGATTCCTGAATATGGATTACGTAACAGAATTTTATCTAAGAATGGAGTTAAATATCCTGCTAACGAACATATTGGGTCTTTTGGGTGTGACTCTTATGATATTTCAGGAACAGTAGGAGGTAAAGGGTCAAATGGAGCATTACACGGAATGACTAAATTCAATATGGATAAAGCTCCAAGCAACTCTTTCTTTTTAGAATACGTAGCTCGACCTCAGACAGCAGAAATATTTTTTGAAGATGTATTAATGGCGTGTGTATTTTATGGGATGCCATTGCTTTGTGAAAACAATAAGCCGCGTTTATTATATCATTTTAAAAACAGAGGATATAGAGGATTTAGTTTAAATCGTCCAGACAAAACATACAACAAATTATCTAAAACCGAAAAAGAATTAGGGGGCATACCTAATTCAAGCGAAGATGTAAAGCAATCTCACGCAGCTGCAATTGAGTCTCATATTGAAAAATATGTAGGATTAGATTTACAAGGCTCGTTTAGAAGTGCAGATGAAATGGGAGATATGCTTTTTAACAGGACATTAGAAGATTGGGCAAAATTTGATATTAATAATAGAACTAAATATGATGCTTCTATTAGTTCGGGATTAGCTATAATGGCTAACCAAAAACATCTTTACACCCCTGTTAAAAAACAATCAAAAATAAGCATTAACTTTGCAAGATATGCGAATAAAGGAATATACAGTGAATTATTACAATAAATGAAAAATATTAATATAAATATATCTGACACTAGTTTTCCAAGTCAATTTGTTTCCGATTCAGAAAAAGCAACTGACGAGTATGGATTAATGATAGGACAGGCTATTCAATATGAGTGGTTTAGAAAAGATTCAAGTTCGTGTAGATATTATAGTCGATGGCGTGACTTTAACAGATTAAGGTTGTATGCGAGAGGAGAGCAGCCGATAGCCAAATATAAAAATGAGTTAGCAGTTGATGGAGATTTATCTTATCTAAATTTAGATTGGAGTATTGTTCCTATAATTCCGAAGTTTGTGGATTTAGTGGTAAATGGAATGAGTGACCGCTTGTTTAAAGTAAATGCCTATGCTCAAGATGCAATATCTCAAGCTAAAAGAAGTAAATATCAGGATATGATAGAAGCTCAAATGGTCTCGAAAGAATTATTAACTGTAATTCAAGAAGGGACAGGAGCTAATCCGTTTACTATGTCGCCTCAAGATTTACCTAATTCAGATGAAGAGCTTTCATTATATATGCAGCTTAATTATAAACCTGCAATTGAAATTGCCGAAGAAGAAGGAATTGATACTTTATTCTCTATGAGCCACTATGATGATATTCGTAGGCGGTTAGATTATGATTTAACAGTGTTGGGATTAGCTTGCGCAAAACACGAATTCTTACCTGGAGCAGGAGTAGAAATAAAATATGTTGACCCTGCAAATTTAATTCATAGTTATACAGAAGACCCACAATATAAAGATTGTTTTTATTGGGGTGAAATTAAAACGGTAGCTATAACGGAATTAATGAAAATTGACCAGTCTTTAACCAAAGAAGATTTAGAAGAAATAAGTCAGTACAGCCAAATGTGGTATGATTATTTTAATGTAGCTCAGTATTATGAAAATGATATATTTTATAGAGACACGTGTACGTTAATGTATTTTAACTACAAGACTACTAAAAAATATGTTTACAAAAAGAAAGTAAATGAAAATGGAGCTACACGAATAATAGAAAAAGATGATTCATTTAATCCTCCAGAAGAAATGATGGAAGAAAACAATTTTACTAAAATCACTAAAACTATTGACGTATGGTATGAAGGTATTATGGTAATGGGAACTAACATAATGTTAAAATGGGAGTTAATGGAAAATATGGTAAGACCAAAATCCGCATCTCAATCTGCTTTACCAAGTTATGTAGCTACATCCCCCCGTATGTATAAAGGGGCAATTGAATCATTAACTAAACGTATGATTCCTTTTGCAGACTTGATTCAATTAACTCATTTAAAACTACAACAAGTAATATCTAGAACTGTACCTGATGGGGTGTATATAGATGCAGATGGATTAAATGAAGTAGATTTAGGAACAGGTAACGCTTATAATCCAGAAGATGCCTTAAGACTTTATTTCCAAACAGGTAGTGTGGTGGGTAGAAGTTATACTCAAGAAGGAGATTATAATCAAGGTAAAATTCCAATTCAACAATTAACCTCTAATTCAGGAGCTAGTAAAACTCAAATGTTAATTACGAATATGAATAATTATATAAATATGATTCGTCAAGTAACAGGGTTAAGTGAAGCAAAAGACGGGAATAAACCAGATTCTAATGCTTTGGTAGGGATTCAAAAAATAGCTGCATTAAATTCCAATACAGCAACGCGCCATATTTTAGATGGCTCATTATATATGTATAGAACTTTAGCTGAAGGTTTATCTTATAGAATGGCTGATATATTAGAATATGCAGAGTTTAAAGATGAATTTGCTAACCAAATAGGAAAATACAATGTTTCTATCTTACAAGAAATGAATGATTTATATATTTATGATTTTGGTATATTTATTGAAATTACTCCAGATGCGGAAGAAAAAGCCCAGCTTGAAGCTAATATTCAAATGGCGTTACAAAAAGGAGATATTAATTTAGAAGATGCAATTGATATAAGAGAAATTCATAATCTTAAACTTGCTAATCAGTTACTTAAAATGAAACGTAAAGCTAAAGAAGAAGCTGATAGGCAATTTGAAATGCAAAAACAACAGCAGCAAGGGCAGATACAAATGCAATCTCAACAGATGGCTACACAAACTTCTATGCAAAAAATACAAGCAGAAAGTCAAGCTAAGATACAATTAGAACAAGCTAAGATAGCTTTTGAAATTGAAAGATTAAATGCCGAAGCTCAACTTAAAGGAACTCTTATGGATAAGGAGTTTGGATATAATCAACAGCTCCGAGATATAAGTGAAAGAGGATTAAAAGATAGAGAGCTACAAAGAGAAAAATCTAAAGCTGATAGAATTAGTCAAGCTAATACTGAACAATCTAGACTTATAAATCAGAGAAGGAACAACTTACCTCCTCAAAAATTTGAGTCTAATGAAGATAGTTTAGATGGATTTGACTTAGCAGAATTTGAACCTAGATAGACCTAAAATAAACAATAATTAAATTATTAACTTTGTAAAAATTAAAATCAAATGGAATTAAAATTAAAAGAAGTGTCTGCAGAACAAAAATCTGTAGCACAAGTAGAAGAAAAACTACTAAAAGAAAACGAAGCACAAAATAATGAACAACCAGTTCAAGAACAAGTAAATGAGGTTTCCACTACTAGTGAAGAAGTAAAAGGAGACGCAGCACCAGAAGCTCCAGTTGAGCTACAAGAAAAAGATGTTCTTGAATATATAAGAAATAGATACGACAAGCCAATTGAATCATTTGATGATTTAATGGCTAAGCGAGAAGAGAAGGAAGAACTTCCTGAAGATGTCGCAGCGTATTTTAAATATAAAAAGGATACAGGAAGAGGAATTGATGATTACGTAAAACTGAATCGCGATTTTGATGAAATGAATCCTGAAGTTTTGTTAGCTGAATATTTTTTAGCAAGTGAAGAAGCTATTGATGAAGAAGATGTAGAAGCCTTAATGGATGATTACACTTTTGATACAGATATAGACGATGAATCAACTATAAAAAAGAAAAAGCTAGCAAAGAAAAGAAAAATTGTCAAAGCTAAAAAGTTTTTTAATGAACAGAAAGATAAGTACCGACAACCACTTGAGTCAAGACAGGATGTTGTATCTGAAGAAACTAAAAAGCAATTAGAAGAGTATAGGCAATATGTTGATGATGCTAAGACGCAGACGGAACAGCAACAACGAAAGTATGACTGGTTTGCGAAAAAGACAGATGAGGTGTTTTCCAATGAATTCAAAGGTTTTGAGTTTAAGATAGGTGAAAATAGCGTAACGTATAATCCTGGTGAAACATCAGAATTAAAAAAATCTCAAGGAAATATTATGAACTTTGTTCAAAAATATTTAGATAAAGATGGTTTAATTGAAGATGCACAAGGATATCATAAAGCGTTATCATTAGCGATGAATCCTGAAAAGTTTGCCCAGTTCTTTTATGAACAAGGGAAAGCTGAAGCAATTGAAACGGACGCTCGTAAGACTAAAAATATTAAGATGAACTTACGCAGTACCCCAGAAGTTGTTTCAAAAGGAGGAATAAAAATGAGAACTCTTAATCCAGATTCTGGAAACAGATTACAGATTAAAAGTTTGCGAATAAAAAAATAATAATAAATAAAAAAAATTTGAAATTATGGCAGGAAGTATTGAAACAGGTGGCTTGTTAAATTATCAGTTGCAGCCTAGTGCGCAGCAGATTACAACAGCTACCAATTACATTAGCAGCTTTGATTTCTTGAGTACTTATCTACCCGATACTTATGAAAAGGAATTTGAGCGTTACGGAAACAGAACAGTATCTTCATTCTTAAGAATGGTAGGTGCTGAAATGCCTTCTAACTCGGATAAAATTATCTGGGCAGAGCAAGGTAGATTACACACTAAATATACAGGGGTAACTTCAGCTCAAGCAGCAGCTCAAGATACAGCTACTTGGACAGTTCCAGCAGCGCAAATAGACCCAGCTACACAGCCACAAACTGGAGCAGCAGGAGGAATTGCGATAAGAATTGGTCAAACAGTTATGATATCTGATGAAACAGCAGGTTCTACATTAAGCAATAAAGCAATTGTTACAGGCGTTAATTATGCTAACAGAACATTTGATGTAGCTTATTACGAAGCTGGAGGTCAAACTATGGCAGCAGCCGTGGCTTGTTCAGTGTTTGTATATGGTTCTGAATTTGCAAAAGGACAAGCATCTATGGCTGAAACTTTAATTTCTGATGACTCTATCTTTAACAACTCTCCAATTATCTTAAAAGATACTTATAGAGTAAATGGTTCAGATATGGCTCAAATCGGATGGATTGAAGTAAGCGGAGAAGATGGTGCAAATGGATACCTATGGTATTTAAAATCAGAACACGATACAAGATTACGTTTTGACGACTACCTAGAAACAGCAATGGTGGAAGCAGTTCCAGCAGAAGCAGCTTCAGGGGCGATTGCAGCAGCAGCACCCGTGGGTAACAAAGGTACTGAAGGTATCTTCCACGTAGTTGGAACAAGAGGAAATGTATGGTCTGGAGGTAATCCAGTTGCATTAAGTGAATTTGACTTAATTATCGAAAGATTAGATAAGCAAGGTTCTATTGAAGAAAATGTAATTTTCTTAAACAGAGCTTTTGGATTTGATGTTGACGATATGTTGGCTTCACAAAACTCTTATGGTGGTGGAGGTTCATCTTACGGATTATTTGATAATGACGAAGAGATGGCTTTAAATTTAGGATTCAGAGGATTTAGAAGAGGTTACGACTTCTATAAGTCAGACTGGAAATATCTAAATGACCCTACAATGAGAGGTGGACTTGTTGGTGGAGCTATTAATGGCTTAATGGTACCAGCAGGTTCAACTACTGTATATGACCAAATTTTAGGTAAAAATGCTAAGAGACCATTTTTACACGTTAGATATAGAGCTTCAGAAACTGAAGATAGAAGATATAAAACGTGGATAACTGGTGGAGCAGGAGGAGCTGCAACAAGCGGTGATGACGTAATGAACGTCAACTTCTTATCTGAAAGATGTGTATGTACTTTAGGTGCAAATAACTTCTTCTTATTCAAATCATAAGAAGAGTAAATAACTAAGGGGAGGAGTTAATCCTCCTCCCTTTTTTTTAATCTAATTAAATTTAAATAAAATGAAAAAGAAAATATTAAAAAACGAGACGTATGTCTTAACAAACGGAAAATCTCCGTTAGCTTTTATGTTAGCGACTCATCATAATAAAAGAAATACACTACTGTATTGGGATGAGGAACAACAAATCAATAGAGAACTTTGTTACGCTAAAAATCAAAAATCAATTTTTGTAGACGAACAAGATGGGAATAAAGTTTTGGAGCCCATAATTTTTGAAGATGGTATGTTAAATGTACCAGCTACAAACCCTATGCTTCAACAATTTTTAGAATTTCATCCTGGTTACGATAAGGTATTTCGTAAAGTAAATACAGAAAGAGATGCAGGCGTAGAGGTGGACATATTAAGTGCTCAAGTAGATGCATTAGTAGAAGCTCGCTCTTTATCAATTCCTCAAATGGAAAATGTAGGAAGAGTGCTATTCAGTAGAGATGTATCAAAAATTTCTACAGCGGAATTAAAAAGAGATATTTTAGTGTTTGCTAAAAATGAACCTGAAGTGTTTTTAAGTATTCTGAATGACCCATTAATGAAGTTGCAAGCTAAAGTTCAATCATTTTTTGATGAGGGTAAGTTAATGATGAAGAAACAAAATGTTCACTTTAACACTAAGACTAATAAGAAAAGAATGATGACTGTACCTTTTGGTGAAGATAAAAATGCTATTGTAGCACAATATTTTAAAACTGATGAAGGAGTTACTACTTTAAAAATGCTAGAAAAATTAAAGTAAATATTCGGGTGCAGGCACATATTTTATAAGAAAGAGAGAGCTCATAGCACTCTCTTTTTTTTTGCTTATCTTTGCTAATAGTAACTACCTATGAGAGGTAGTTTTTTTACTAATTTAAAAATATAGAAAAAATGGCAAAGTATTTAGAAATTACAACAGGAGCAGGAAAGGAATTGGTTCCTGTGGGAGATGGTTTATATGTGGAAAGAACAAGTGCTACAGCAATGAGAATTTACAGTGTTAATGCTTGGGGACACCACTTTGGACTAGTAACAGCAGGCTCTACGTTTGCAATGGTTACAGCTATGAATGAGGCATTAACTGCTGCTGCTCAAACGAGTTGGCAAAATGCAGTTGTTCCAGTAGTATTACCAGCTGGCGAAACAGTTACAAGTATTGCAGTTACAGTGTTTAGTTAAACACCTATTACACTAACTAATTAAGAGGTTGCTAAAAAAAAGTAACCTCTTTTTTTTTGCTTATCTTTGTAGAAAGATTTTATAATGATTAATTCAGTAAGAAATACAGTATTAGCAATATTAAATAAGAATAACTACGGATATATACCTCCTAATGATTTTAACTTATATGCTAAACAGGCTCAACTTGATTTATTTGAGGATTTGTTTTATGAGTATAATTATCAAATAGTAAAAGAAAATGTTAGACAATCAGGAAGTGGATATGCAGATATCGCTAAAGGAATTGTAGAGGTTATAGATTTATTTTCTACTACTGCTGCTCTTACACAAAGTGCTCCTCAAGTAGGAACAAATCAATATACAATGCCTGCAGATTATTATTTAATAAATAAAGTTTTATGTTATGATACTGCAGGGACTACTTATACAGGAGAAGCTGAAAGAGTAAGTCATAGTAAAATTACAATGTTAACTAATTCTAATCTAACTGCTCCTACCACAACTTATCCTGCATATACAACAGAAGCCTCAGTGCTAACGGTATATCCCTCTACTATTACTGGTGCGAATCAAATGCAAGTTCAATACATAAGATACCCTGCCGACCCAGTATGGACATATTTATCTATAACTGGTGGTGCTCCAGTTTTTGACAGCAGTTCAACTTCTTATCAAGATTTTGAATTATCAGCTGATTATGAAACTGATTTAGTAGTAAAGATTTTACAATATGCAGGTGTATCAATTAGGGAAGCAGCTGTAGTGCAGTATGCAAATCAAGCGGAAATTAACGAAAATACATCAGAACAATAATGGCTTATTTAAACGATTATCAATATTACACAAATTCAGGAACTGCTCCAACGGATGCAAATTGGGGCTCCTATCAGTATGTGAGTTTAGCAGATATAGTTAATAATTTTTTATTGATGTATTATGGCAATCACTCTTTAGTTAATAATGAAGAAAGATATAAAATACTTTTTCACGCCAAACGAGCAATTCAAGAATTAAATTATGATGCTTTTAAAGAAATAAAAGCTTTAGAATTAAATGTAGGAGCACAGTTAAGATTTATTTTACCTCAAGATTATGTAAATTGGGTTAGAATATCTTTATTTAAAGATGGTGTATTGAGACCATTAACTGAAAACATTCAAATTAACACTTCATCTGCGTACTTACAAGATAATGATTCAAATATATTATTTGACGAAAACGGAAATGTGTTAAGACCAGAATTTTCTACTCTAGATTTTGACCGTATAAAAGGAACGGATAAAACTATGTATTTAAACCAAGGTGCGGCATTTGATGGATTATACGGGTGGAATTATAATGGATACTGGTACTTTGATTTACCTGTAGCAAATCACTATGGATTAAACACCGAGACTGCAAATGCGAATCCGACTTTTAATATAGATAAAAAAAATGGAGTAATAACATTTAGTTCTAATATTAAAGAGGAATTATGTATAGTAGAATATATTTCCGATGGAATGGAGGGTGGAGTAGATAGTGAGGTAACTGTTAATAAGCTTTTTGAAGACTATGTTTATGCGTATATACAATATGCGATTTTAAATAGTAAACAAGGGGTGCAAGAATATATAGTTGCACGTGCTAGAAAAAATAAATCGTCTTTATTAAGAAATGCTAAAATAAGAATGAGTAATATTCATCCTGGCAGATTATTAATGAATATGAGAGGTAAAGATAAGTGGATTAAATAAAATGGCTAAAACAACACGAAATTTTATTGTCGGTAGAATGAATAAGTCTGTAGACGAAAGGCTTATTCCTAACGGAGAGTATATCCACGCAGAAAACGTGCGCTTAGGTTCGACAGAAAATTCTGAAATTGGTTCGGTTGAAAATTCTAAAGGCAATAAGCTGTTAGTTACTCCTTACTATCCTACGGGTTCCAATGACACCCACTCCTTTAAATGTTTAGGTAGTTATGCGGATAGTGCTAATGAAACTATTTATTGGTTTGTTCACGCAGATAATGTATCGGTAGGTGCTACTCAGAAATTAGATATGATATTATCTTATGATGTGGTTACTCAATTTCTCACATATCACGTGGTAAGTATTGACGATGGAGGAGGGGAAAACACCACGTTAGATTTTAGTGATACATATTTAATTAATGGAATTAATAAAGTAGATAATCTATTATTTTTTACAGACAATAGAAATCCCCCTAGATTTATAGATATAAATAAAAACTACCAGGAGCCTAACGGTAATATTGACCAATTTTCAGCCGAAGACTTGCTTGTTATAAAACGCCCACCCAATACTGCTCCTACCCTAGCTTTAATACGAACAGCAGCTACTGAAACATATTTAGATGAAAGATTTGTGTGTTTTGCTTACAGATATAAATACGCTAACAATGAATATTCAGCTACTTCACAATGGACTCAACCTGCATTTACCCCTAAGACTTTTAATTTAAGTTTAGAAAGCTCTTTAAATGAAGGAATGGTAAATCAATACAATGCAGTAAATATCACTTATAATACAGGAAGCTCTTTGGTTACAGAAATACAGGTGTTGTTTAAAGAAGCGGATAATAACATTATAAAAGTTATTGAGTCTTTTAATAAAGAAGAGTTAGGATTAGGAGATAATAATAATGAAACTATTATGTTTGATAATAGTAAAATCTTTACCCTTTTAGCAGACTCAGAAATTTTAAGATTATATGATAATGTTCCCTTATTAGCCAAGTCTCAAACCTTAATGGGCAATAGAATGATGTATGGAAATTATTATGAAGGATATGATTTGGTTGATTCTAGTGATAATCCTATTGATTTTAATTATACCACGTCATTAGTGGCAACTCCAGTTAATGAGAATATCTTAATAGCCACTAAAATAGCACAAGTTTTTCAGGTGGACTGCACTTCAGGCTCGGCTGTTCTCGAGAGTATAGATGATGCGGCTTTTTCATTATATTTAACTGATGATGGATTAGCAACAGGAACACCATTAGAATTAAAAGCAGGCGCAATGTTAGATATAGATATGCAGTTTGAACACGCAGAATTTGGAGGAGATATTTCTGGAGCGTTTACACCCCCTACTGATACCACTCCAACCACGGATTTAGTAATAAGTTTTTTATTACCTAGAGATTATGCTAATGCTTATGATTTAGCTACCAGTGAGGAATTTAGAACTTATATGGGCTCCCCTCTAACTATTAAAGAAGTAAACGAATGTTTGGACGGGGTTAGTGTTTCAGACCAGTTTAATTGTGCTCTTCCTAATAATCTAGGAGGAGCTTCAGGAGGTACTTTAACTAAATGCTGGAGCGCGGTGTTGGATACTGGTTGCACAGGAGGCACAGTACCTCAATCCACCGCCCACGCGGTGTTGAATGTACAGCCAGGGGTTTTTGGTTTATCCGATATACGCATAGGGTTAATGGCAATGGCCTATGTAGATACGTGTGTATATGATGGGGAAGCTACTGCTACTCAAGTAGTATGGGAATTTTATAAATTTACACAAATCCAACCTACTTTTAAAGCCTTAGCTAACCCTGCAAGTCTTCATAGTAATAGAAACTATGAAACGGCTATTATATATATGGATGAGTATAAGCGAAGCTCTACTCCTCTGGTCAGTTCTAATAATACTGTAGCTGTGCCGTGTGCTAATGCGGATAGTAAAAACCAAATTAAAGTAGAAATACCTGCCACAATGCATCCTCCTAAATGGGCAAAAACTTATAAGTTTGCCGTTCAACCTGACCGAAGTGGTTATAATGTTATATATACTAATCTGTTTTTTAAAGACCCAAAAACCACAAGAGTATGGTGTTTATTAGAGGGCGAAAACTCACAAAAAATAGAAAAGGGAGATAGATTAATAGTTAAAAGAGATAGTAATGGTGTAATGTCTCGATGTGTCTACACTACTGTTTTAGAAAAAGAAGTTCAAATCGAAGATTTTATTGACATAGATATTGAGGGCACAACTGAAAAAGAACATATTCCCGCTGGAGCTTATATGGCTGTTACCCCTGATAATTGGGCAGCCACTGTATCTATAGACGGATTATTTAGTCCTGGTAACATTAGAACAGGGAATTTTTGCTATATAGGCTCAACAGGCTACCAAATGATGAATTGCTCCACAGTGAACACGCTATCCCCTAAAACTTATTATGAGTTTTCTTGGCCGACAGGAGAGGCTACCCCTACTAATGCTAATCCAGAATTTAGAGATGTAACAGTTCCGCAAGGAAGTGTAATAAACTGGTATATGGAATTTAAAAGAAAAGGGCCAGCTGATGGAGATAATGCTTGTGAACAAGTAATTTATGAGTTAGATTTAGAAGGGTTAGTATCACAAAATAATTACGCAAATGTATATGAGTGGTTTGTAGGGGATAATATACAATCATTATTAGATGATGGAGTGTGGACGGTAGGAGACCAAGGAAGTGATGGTACATTAAATTTTGTTGAAGGTATACGATATCAAACTTCATCAAGTGATAGCCTGTGTGTCTTATTAGATGCTTGCGATATTTACGACACACCAGCTGATTCAGTTAAAAACTTTTATCTGAAGTTTTTCAGAATTAATAATGCCGCACAAGATGATAATACGAGTAATCTGTTAGGGCTATTTGTGCAAGGTGGTAAGGCGTGCGGGGGTAATTCCAATAGGAAAAGTTGTATTACTATGCGTGTAAGTATATTTAGAAGCGAAAGAACATTAGTTTTTGAATCAGAACCTACAGATGCGGCTCCTGGAGTATACTTTGAAGGCAACCAAACATTTGATATAAATAATAATTTCCACGAGTCAGGCACTGCAACTGGAGACCAAAATCAAACAGCAACTCAACCAGCTATTATTACCTTAGATACCTCTAATTGCTATTCGTATGGGAATGGAGTGGAAAGTTATCAAATAAGGGATTCTATCGAAGGAAAATCTATGAATCTCGGAAACCGAGCCTATGGAGCGAGTGAGCAAATCTATAAAAGAGCGCATCGATTTGCAGATATAACTTATAGTGGCATCTATAATGACGAGTCCAATATTAATAAATTAAACGAATTTAATTTAGGGTTAATTAATTTTAAAGCTTTAGAAGATTCTTATGGTGGAATTGAAGTTCTTTCAGGCAGAAAAACCGATGTATTATGTCTCCAAGAAGATAAAATATCTTATGTATTAGCTGGTAAAAACTTACTATCAGATGCTAGCGGGGGTAGTGCTCTTACCTCAGTACCAGAAGTATTAGGCACACAAATATCTAGAATAGAAAAATATGGTATTAGTAATAATCCTGAAAGTTTTACAGAATGGGGGGCAGATAAATTTTTTACTGATGCTAAACGAGGAGCTATTATACAGCTTAAAGGAGCAAGTGCAGACAGCGAACAATTAGGGGTAATATCTGAAGTAGGGATGAGAGGATATTTTAGGGATTTATTTAATGATTCATTTCAAATGCAAAAAATAGGAGGGTTTGACCCGTATATGAATGAATATGTTTTAAGTATAAATCACACTCTTTTACCTACGGAGGTTAAATGCTATTCTTGCGGGGTCTCTCTAAATTTTGAAGTAGAAGCAGGAACACCACAAGTTTTTTGTTATACCCTTACCGCGGTAGCTGGAAATGCAATATTGAATTATTATGCAGGAGCTACTCAAGGAGGAACAACTACATTTGTAGCCTCTTGGACAGATAGTGCAGGAAATACAGCTACTGCATCAAGTGGTGCGGTTACTGCCGATGGATTTATTACAGTTATTCGTGACATACCAACTATCACTAAGGTTACTATTACCGTTACCCAGTCGGCAGGTATAGCAGCTTGGACAATTAATCAAGCCTGTCCTACTACAGCTGACCTTACCGTAATCCAAGTGTGTTTAACTAATCCTGATGAGGCTTCTGCATCAAGTTATAATCAATTTTACTGGAACACTTTTGCTGACCCACAACCTGCCGTTCCGTATTATACTAATCCAACCTATACCTCTACTACCACCTCTAATTTTATAGATTTTGCTGAAGGAGAGGAGGCTCCTACCGTCTCTCAATATATGAGTGCTACGGCTACCCTCGGATTATCGGGCTTTCCTCCTAGCAATTCTTATGTAACAATACAATCAAATCAATTAGCTCCTGCTAACTTTACTTTTGATGCCACAAACGATAAATTTTATTGGCTAGAAAGTAACACTTTATATCAAAATAACTCTACTGATATTACGAATTTATTAGCGGCAGCAACCGTTACAAATACAGAAGAGGTAACTGCAGGTGTTTTATATAGAGGACAATTTGCTAGAACTACAAACACAACTTATTTATATTTAATATGGGATTATCGAAGTGTAGTGGCTACTAACTTGAGTTATCAAGTAGGAACAGCTGACTTAGATGCTGATACTTTTGCTGCGTGTTGTTTAAATACTCCAACTGCATATTACTTAAATGGAAGCACCTTATCAACTGCTAGTGTAGTATATGATAATAGTACTCAAACCACCCCTGCAACAGACGGATATTATAGTGATGGTGAGGTTGTGAGACTACAAAAACTAAGCACACTTCAACCTGCAACAGCGTGTGCGTGTGGAGTACCTTGTGGAACTACATCTTATACTTTTAAAACTCAATTTACTTCGGTATTTAAAGCTACCCATTATTTTAGTGCAACTACTGGGGCAGTGGTAATAACCTGGGTTGTTAAAGATATGCCAAAAGGTGTGATGGTAACTTATAATGGAGTGGTTTATAATAAATGGGTTTCTAGTGTATCGGGAGATGTAAGTCCTGATGATTTAGATACACCAGTTTACTTAGGTAAAACTAGTTCTGGAACACCGCCAAGTGCAGGAAATTATCAAGTGGCTGAATTAAATTCAACTACTGGAACTTTTCTTCCTATTCCTGCTACCACTCAATATGTGGCAGTAACTGCAGGTGAAATTAAGACTCAAGGATTGGGGGTAGCGACTTGTACTTTAGTTTTTCCTAAAACAAGTGCAACGATAAATTGGGTGGATATAGAATTTTATAATCTATTAAGCAGTACTGATTATCCAGATAATATTTATACGGTGGCTTGCCCAGTTAGTTTAACTCCTAAGGCAGCTACTGCCTTAACTTATGCTACCAATGTTCTAGCTTGTGCAGCTTCGACCTCTATAAATATATACCATAATTCAGGAACTACTTTTGCTGTAAATGACCAAATATTTGCAAATGCTAATGGTGACCTTGCGGTAAATACAGACGCAACATCTCCAGGATATGGTAATAGATTATATAGTGCGGGCGGATGGGTTAAAATTGCAGCTGATTCAGCTGGAACGACAGCAATACAATTAAGTGATGAAAGTATAATAACAGCAATATATACGTGTTAAATAATTAAAAAAAAAGAAATGGCGTTTAATGACCAAACAATAACATATAGTGAATCAGTTCAAGGGTTTCCATCTTTTTACTCGTATATTCCCGAGCAAGTAGTGGGAATGAATGGGTTTTTATATTCATTTAAAAATGGTAAATTATATCAACATAATGATAGTACAGTTCAGAGAAATGAATATTATGGTGTTCGTTATGATTCAGAAATAAGAAGTGTATTTAATGAATCTCCATTAGAAAATAAAATATTTAAAACTATAGGTATTCAATCTGATGATAGTTGGTCGTGTACTTTAACTTCAGACATACAAACAACAGGTACTATAGATGGGAATAGTGTTACAGGTGCAAACTTTTTTGAAAAGAAAGAAGGAGAGTGGTTTGCTTATTTAAGAAATAATGATGCTAATCCTATTAGTGGAGAATTTCCTTTACGTTCAGTTCAGGGAATTGCCCAAGATGATGAAACTGCACGAGCAGGACAAGGAACAGCAACTTGTAGTTTAACTTTTGCAGCAGCAGTTGAGTTAGGTTCAA